CAACGAAGAAGTGTGGGCAAAAGTCAAGTCAGGCGAATTCAAAGGATTCTCAGTTGAGGGTGTTTTTGACTTCCCGGTTGATGCTGATGAACAACTCCTTGAGCAAATGAAATCAATCCTTTCCCAATGGAATGGCAAATAAAATTGCAACACTTACAACTAAAAACTAATTAATATACAAATGAACGCAAAAGAAACATTGAAGGAAATCCGCACAATGCTTGGATTCTCTGACGAAGAAATCAAAGTCGAGATGGCAACCGCCACATTGACTGATGGAACTGTAATCACTTACGAAGGTGAATTGGCAATCGGAACTGCCATCTTCGTTCAAACTGCTGAAGGTGACATTCCAGCACCTGATGCAACTCACGAAGTTGAAGGTGGATTGTTGGTGACAACCGTTGGTGGTTTAGTCACTGAAATCGTTGAACCTGAAATCGAAGTTGAAGTTGAAGCCGAAGAGTTCGCAACCGTAAGTGCATTCAACGAAGTAGTTGCCAAGATGGAAACTGCAATCGCTGAATTGACTGCCAAAGTTGCAACATTGACTGCATCTAACAACACACACAAAGAAGCAATGAGCAAAGCAATCGACTTGATTGAGAAAGTTGCTGACTTGCCTTCAGATGAACCAACAAAAACTCCCGTTTCAAACAAAAAGAATGATCAGTTTGAAGCATTGAAAAGATTAAAAAACTCACTAAACAAATAAACTAAAACTATGGCATTTTCAGTCGGATCTCTCGTTAATTACAACAACGAACAATCAACAGATTTGTTGGTTAAAGCATTGTTCAGCGGTAAAACTGCTGCTGCGATGTACGCTGCTAACCAGGTGCAAGTAGGTGTTAAATCATCTGCTGCCTTGAACATTATCGCTTCAACCGTATTCTTTCAAGCCGATGGCTGTGGATACAATCCAAGTGGTACAACTACCTTCACTCAGCGTAACATCACCGTTGGTGCTGTGAAAGTTGAAGAAACTCTTTGCCCTAAAACTTTGGAAGCAAAGTGGATGCAAACACAAATTATGCCCGGTTCACCAACAATGATTCCTTTCGAGGAGCAGATTGGTAATGAGAAGGTAGCCGTGATTGCACAAACTTTGGAAACTGCTCTTTGGCAGGGTGATTCTGCAAGTGGTAATCCTAACTTGAACCGCTTTGATGGTTTGATGAAGATCATCGCTGCTGCATCTCCAACATTGGCAAACGCTGCCCCAACAACTTTCACAACCGTGACTGCTGCAAACATTGATGACATCTTGGATCAAATCTATGCAAACATTCCAGCTGCCGTTGCAACCAAAACTGATTTAGTTTGTTTCTTGGGTGTTGACGCTTACAAGTTGATGTTGGTTAATTTGAAGAACGCCAATTTGTTTCACTATGTGGCTGATGCTGCAACTGAAATGGAAATGGTTTATCCTGGAACTAATATGAAGTTGATTGCCGTTGGTGGTTTGAATGGAACAAACAAATTGTTGCCGGTTCATTGTCTAACTTCTTCTTAGGAACTGACCTTGCAAACGAAGAGGAAATCGCAAAACTTTGGTACTCTGAAGATTCTGACGAAGTTCGTTTCCGTTTGACTTTCAAATATGGTGTGCAAGTTGCATTCCCATCTGAAGTTGTTTATTTCACCCTTTAATCTGAGACAGGATGCCGTGTCTTCTGACTTCCGGATTTACACTTGATTGCAAGGAAGCAATCGGTGGCATTAAAAGCATCCACCTAATCAGTTGGACTGCATCAAAGTTTACCGTTGTTAGTGGTGTAGTTACCGCAACAACTGTTGTAAGCGGTGATGTATACACTTACGAGCTACCGAAAGCAACCGGATCATTGACAAACACTACAAATGTTTCGATTGAGAACGGCACATCTTTCAACCAAGCTGACATTGTGTTCAAACTTCGCAGATTGTCAACAACCAAACGTAACGAAATGAAGTTACTTGCACAAGGTCGTTGCTATGCAATCGTGAAAACGAACAACGATGAGTATTGGTTAGCTGGTAAGGACTTGGGTTGTGATGTGACTGCAATGGTCAGCAACACGGGTACTGCAATGGGTGACTCTACTGGATATGAGGTGACTCTATCCGCAATCGAAGCCGAAGCACCTTTCATCTTGCAAGGTTCGGTGGTAACTACATTAGGAATTTAAGTACGCTTGATTCATAGAGAAAGGGGGTGGGCATTTGCTCACCCTTTTTTGTTACATAAAACTCAACTCGCTATTTTGTATTGATGTTGGTAATTAATAAACTGCAAACCAAATTTTGGTATTTGACTTTGACGGAGAAAGCAAGTGCAGCATCGTATGTATTTACCTTCACTCACCGACAAACGGAAACGGTTTTGACAACCACATTGACCGATGTCAGCACACAAACGGAGAGATACAACAAGTTCCAATTCATTGAAGGCACAACTGGAACACTCTTGGAAGGCGAACACGAATATAGTGTAAGCACCAGCGGTGGAACACTTTGTGAAATCGGAATCTTAAAAGTAGAAACAACATCAAGCGTGACACAATACACTCCAACTTTAATAGAAAAAATACACACAATATGAGCAACTCAACAAGCATTTTGGCTGGTGGCGATGGATTCAAATATCACGGCACGGGTACAGTCACATCGGTAGGTTATGCAGCACTTGTAGTCCAAGAAGACACGGTGTTCACTTCATTCTCAGTAGACGGAACAAATGTTCTTTCAGCTCGTGGATTGAGTGGAATCACACTTCAGCAAGGAGCATATCTACCTTCAGGTGGAGCATCAAAAATCACCGGATTCATTATCTCTTCAGGATCAGTAATCGGCTACTAAAATGATAGGCATCGGAATTGGCACTCGAAATCGTCTATACAAAGGTCAAGCGTGGGACATCGTACAAGGTTACAAATCACGCATTACAACTGACGGAGGTTATTATGAAGGTATCTCTTGCTTACTTAATAAATTAAACAACTTATGAGCAATCTACTAAGTCAAGCATCACTCGTGATGATTCCGAGTGGCTACAAAGAAGATGTTGTTTACTCACCAATTCCCACAACGGGTGCGGGTGATTTATCATTCACCCGAGCATCCAACGGAACCCGAATAAATAGTGCGGGGTTGGTGGAGGTTGTGCCGTGGAATTTGTTGCAGTATAGCGAGGATTTTAGCAATGCTTATTGGAATAAATACCAAGCATCAATAACAAGTAATACCACAACTGCGCCGAATGGAACTGCAACCGCAGACACTTTAGTTTCAGGTAGCGGATTTGCGGGGGTAGTATATACAAGTTCCATTTTTTCAGCGGGTGATATACTTACTTTATCTATCTATGCCAAAGCAAATACATCAAGCATTTTGCAATTAGGTACTACCGATGGAACAGACCGAAGCGCAAATTTTAATTTGTCTACGGGAGTAGTTGTTTCTTCAGTTGGCGTAACCGCATCTATTGAAAGTGTTGGGAACGGTTGGTATCGTTGTTCAGTTTCTCGAACAATGCTAAATCCAGCCAACTTTTTTGTGGTTGAAGGAACGGGAAGTTTGTCGTTATTTATTTGGGGGGCTCAAACAAATGTTGGAGTTTCAGCCAAACCCTATTTCCCCACTACCGACCGCTTAAATGTTCCAAGATTAACTTATCAAAATGGCGGGGGCGGGTGTCCTAGTTTGTTGTTGGAGAAGCAGTCGACGAATTTGGTGACTTATTCAGAGCAGTTTGACAATGCGGGATGGTTGCAACAAGGGGGCGCTACAATTACTGCAAACCAAGCAGTAAGTCCAGACGGAACGCAAAACGCTGATAAATTAAATGTAGACATACAAGCGTATTCATACGCTTATCAAACTATCAGCGCAACAACTGCTATTTATACCGAGTCAATTTTTGCCAAAAAAGGCACAAAAAATTGGTTATTTATTTTGAACACAACGGGAGGCGGTGCAAGAGGTTGGTTTAATGTTAATACGGGAGTTGTTGGAACTATTGCAAGTGGTTATACGGGTACAATTACCGATGTTGGCAATGGTTGGTATAGATGCACATTGACAAATACAACATCGGAATATGGAAATTATGTTGGATTTGGATTTGTAGATGCGGACAATACAGTAACTCCAACAAGTACGGGTTATGGTTATTTATGGGGCGCACAACTCGAAGTTTCATCTTACCCCACATCCTACATCCCAACCACATCAGCAAGTGCCACAAGGGTGGCGGATGCTTGTAGCAAGACGGGGATAAGTAGTTTGATTGGGCAGACTCAAGGCACTATTTTCTTAGATGTTAATTTTAATTTGTCAAACCAACAAGATGACACAAGGTTTGTTTTATCAGATGGAAGTACAAATAATTGGATTTTTGTTGGGTATCCCGATGGAGGTGTAAACGATAAAGTCAGATTATATGTAAGCACAACCACTACAACGGTAACTTTTTATAGTACAAATGCTTTGTTGCAAGGAAGAAATAAAATTGCTTGTGGTTATCAAAGTGGAAGTTTTGTTATTTATCTAAACGGAGTTTTAGAAGCAACAAATAGCACCGCAATGACAATACCAACCTGTTCAAATTTGACACTTGAAGGCAGTCCTTATACAAACGCAACAAGCGAAATTGTAAACTTAAACCAAGCCATCCTATTCCCAACCCGCCTAACAAACGCAGAACTTGCATCCTTAAGAACTATCTAAATGAAAACCTTTTTGAAATTCGAGTTCACCCCTACACAATGGGCAACCCTTCGCAAGTTAATAGAGCAAACTACAACCACACCCGACGGGGCAAAAGTCCAAAGTTGGAAAGATTGTGCGGTTGTTGAATTGGGCTTTATTGTAATTACCCCCGCAGTTCTCGATGGAATGGAGGTAAAAACAAAGGCAGTCCTATCAAAGAAATGGGCGGTTGATATTCTATTCTATGCAGAACCACCAACCGAGTTTGCCCCATATGAGGTTTATCCAAATCCTTGCGGGGTGCATACTTTTAGCGGTGATGAGAGTTTGTATCTCAAGACCTTTTGTGAGAAGTTCCCCGATTCACCTTATTGCATAATCCCAACCAATGAAACACCTTCATAATGACACCACCGCTGCGATTGCAACGGCTATCTCAGGCAGTTCGGCAGTTCTGCACTTTGCGAATACTTGGCAACCTTTGTTTGCACTTGTCTTGGCTATTGTTGGTATTGTTTCGGGTTTGTTTGCGATTCGTTACTACGCAAAGAAAATTGATGCGATAGATGGCAAAGGCAAATAACATCAGCACCTTCAGAGCAAAGCCAAAGAACAAGCTCCGCAGACATACCAAGCACATCAACAAACACAAATCGTGCAAACCAAAAAGAGGACAAGGATAAAAGGTTATTTTGAACCTACACCAAAACGATTCCGAGTGCTTGGTGATTCCATTGCCGCAGCATCTTTGTTTGTTGCCGGTTTGAACCTTGATCACCCCAAGTTGATGTTGATCATCGGCATCGCTGGTGGAGTTGGAAAGTTCATCACAAACTTCTTCACCGATGAAACAAGTTAAGTTCAACGGATTCTACAAAGAGGAATCTCCGAAGTCACAAATCTATTTGCATCATACTGCGGGAGGTGGTGACGGAGTTGCAACCTTTCAATTTTGGGATGCTGATTTAGTAAACATCGCAACCGCCATTGCGATAAGTCGAAGTGGTGAAATCGTGCAAGGGTTTTCGTCTAAACATTGGGCGTATCACTTAGGACTAAAAACATCACACTTCAAAGGAGTACCATTCCAAAAACTTGACAAGACATCCATTGGGATTGAGATTTGCAATTGGGGGTACTTGGTTGAGAAGAACGGCAAGTTCATCAATTATGTAGGCAAAGAAGTCAAAGATGTTTGCAAACTGGATAAGCCATACAAGGGATTCACCTATTTTGAGAACTACACAAAAGAACAAATCGCATCAGTCAAAGAATTGTTGTTGTTGTGGCGTGACAAATACGGCATTGACCTAACTTATCACGAGGATATTTGGTCGGTGACAAAAAGAGCATTGTCAGGCAAGAACGGAGTGTTCACTCACAACTCAGTTCGTGCAGATAAAATTGATGTTTATCCCCACCCCGATTTGATTAGTATGTTGCAATCGTTGTAAGTTGCTATTTACTTTCAATGATCTTCCAAAGAATCAACTTTCACGACAATGTCCTTCCCGTTTTCAAGGAAAACAAGGCGAAAGGATATGTGACTTTTGGTGCTGACAACTTGTATCCCGATTTTCTGATTGAGTTATTCAACAAGTCACCCAAGCACAATGCCATCGTTTCATCCAAAGCATCGTATGTTGCCGGAGTTGGAACAAAGGTAATCGGACAAAACACCGTTGACATCGCAAAAGCCGAAGCAAAGATTCAAGCAATCAATGCTTACGAAACACTTGCACAAGTTAAAAACAAGATTGCTTATGACCTTGAGTTATTCAATGGTTATTGCTTGGAGATAATTTGGAACAAGGCGAAGACGGCAATTGCTGAAATTTACCACATCCCTTTCAAGAATATCCGCAAAGGACTTGAAGGTGAGTATGTGTATTGCGAGGATTGGACTGACCGAAAGGCAGAACAAGTTCACTATCAGCCATTCAACGCAACCACAAGAGAATCAAAGTCACTTTATTATTGCCAATTCTACCGACCTGGTCAAGGTGAATATCCTTTGCCTGATTATGTTGGTGCGTTGAAATATATTGAGGTTGACACCGAGATTTCAAATTACTATTTGAACTCAATCAAAAACGGATTCACCGCACAAACGCACATCCAGTTATTCAAGGGAATCCCAACACCTGAAGAAGCTCGTGCAACTGCAAGACGATTCAAAGAGAATTATCAAGGCACGGACAATGCTGGTGGACTTATCATTCAATACAACGACCCACAAGAGAAAGAGTCGGTGATCAGCAACTTGCAACCATCTGACTTTGACAAGCAATTTGATTTGCTAAATAAGACCGTACAACAAGAGATATTTGTTGCACACAAGGTAAACTCACCGATGTTGTTTGGAGTGCGTGTAGAGGGTCAATTGGGTGGTCGTAGTGAGATGATTGAAGCATACGAGATGTTCCAACAGTCATACATTGAACCACGCCAACAAAAGATTGATGATACCTTAACTGATTTATTTCAATTCATCTCTCCAGTTCGCTTAGAAACAATTAACAAACCACCAATCGGAGTTGATTATGTTGCCTTGTTTACTGCTGGACTTTTAACTCAGAACGAAGCACGGAAGGAATTGGGATTTGAAGAGATTGAAAAAACACCCGTTGCGATGTCATCACAAAATCCTTTTGGATGGGATGATGAGCGTGACTTGGCGGTTTTTATGGAGTACGGTGAACCAGCAGATAACTTTGAACCGATGAAGTTTGACTTCGCATCTGCGATTGAATCAGCCATCTTGAATGTGCTGAAGGAAAACAAAGGTTTGCAAGTTGGCGATATTGTGAACATCACCAAGTTAGATCCACAAGTCGTTGTTGATACGATTGCAAAATTGAACGAAGCCAAGTTGATCAAAGGATACAATCAAGGTCTTGAGGTAACATCAAAAGGATTGGAAGAAATCAGTCAGTTAAAAACCGAAATCGTGGTTCGTTACAAATACTCTATCGCACCAGGAATATCAGGTGGAATAATCATACCGGGTTCTCGTGAGTTCTGCCGTCAAATTGTTCAAAGCAATCGTGTTTATTCTCGTGCAGACATTGATGCAATGTCGGCTCAAACGGGCATTGATGTTTGGAGCAGAAGAGGTGGATGGTATCACGACCCCGTGAGAGATGTGAATGTTCCACAATGCCGTCATATTTGGCAACAACAATTACTAAGGAGGATTAAGAAATGACAAACTTTGTATATTTCATATCAACAACCTATTTGAAAGACAATAGTCCTTTGAATGAGAATGTTGACGACAAACTGCTGAAGTCAGCAATCAAAGAAGCTCAGGAAATCTACATCCGTGATGTGATTGGGTCGGGTATTTACAACCAGTTGCAGACACAAGCGTTTGCATCGACATTGACCAACTTGAACACCACCCTTTTGGATTCATACATCGCACCTTGTTTGAAGTATTATACTTTGACTGAGGCGATGTTGCCAATGACATTCAAGTTGATGAATAAATCGGTTGCAAGTCGTGAATCTGACAATGCTCGTGCAGTATCGGTTGAGGAGATGACATTGATTGAAGGTCGCTATCGTGACAAAGCGGAATACTATGCGAATAGGTTGCGTGATTATCTCCGCACAAACACAAATGATTATCCATTGTTTTTGAATCCCGGCAACACGATTGACACCATCAGACCGAAATCAACTGCATTCAGCGGAGGAATTTATTTACCACTAAGATATGACGATTGTTTCTTCAACTATGACTTCCCCCACGAGGACAAATAAGTGGCAAAAAAACAACGAAGCCAAA